CTCGTAAAAACCAAGTTTCAAACTGGTGATCGTCCTACACAAGAGGACTATGAAGACCTAATTGATACCGTTGCAGCTCAGTCAACGGACTTAGGAACATATGGAAACAATGAAAACACAATTACAGGAATTGAAAATGCAACTGTAATTGATAACTTTGATGCAACAGCATGGAGAATGGTAAAGTACATTATCTCAATAGCAAAAACTTCAAATGGAGATAACAAGTACTATGCAACAGAATTGACCATACTTGTAGACGGGCAAAACGTAAACGTCTCTGAGTATGGAACAATAGACAATGATGGGAATATTGGCACCGTTAGCGTCTCTAAGGTGGGGTCTACAGTTAATTTGACTGTTACTCCAGCAGTGGGTATAACACCTATAACCGTACGTTTTGCACGTATTGGTTTAAAGGCTTAACTAAGGAGATAAAATGGCAACAACAGCAAAAGACTTTAAAGTAAAAAATGGTCTTATCGTTGAAGGTGCACAAGGTACTATCAATGGATATAACATTCTTACTGAGTCACAAGATGGTATTGACTTTATCGTTGATCAAATTGGCGGTACAGCAACACCAAATAATACACCAGACACAGTAGTAAAGCGTGATGGATCAGGAAATTTTGCTGCAGGAGTAATTACTGCAGACCTTACTGGTGATGTAACTGGTACAGTTTCAGACATATCAAATCACGATACAGATGATCTTTCAGAAGGCACAAATAATAAGTATTTTTCAGATACTCTAGCACGTGGTGCTTTTTCTGGCGGTACTGGATTAGACTATGATTCAAATACAGGAACATTTGATATTGATAGCACAGTAGTAACAGAAACTGGTAATTTTACACTTACAAACAAAACAATCTCTGGTTCAAATAACACACTTTCTGATATTGGAAATGGATCATTAACAAACTCTTCTATTACTATTAATGGTGCAACAATTTCACTTGGTGGATCAGATACTTTAGATACAGACGATATTTCAGATGCAACAAGTACAAATAAGTACTTTTCTGATACCCTTGCTCGTGGAGCAGTTTCTGCAGGAGATGGACTAAACTATAATTCAACAACTGGTGAATTTTCAGCACATCTTGGAAATGGACTCACTACAGTAGCTGGAGCAATTGCTATAGATGATACTATCGTTGCTACAGAAACAGACCTTTCTGGGGCAATAACTACACACAACGCATCCTCTGGAGTACACGGAGTTACTGGCAATGTTGTAGGTACAACAGATACACAAACACTTTCTAACAAAACTCTTGGATCAAATCTTGATGCAGGAACTTATACAATCACAAATCTCGGTACACCACAAAATTCAACAGATGCTGCAACTAAAGCATATGTAGATGCTGTTTCCGAAGGACTTCATGTTCATGAAGCAGCAAGAGTGGCAACTCAGGGGAATATCTCAATTGCAAATGGACTTGAAAATGGAGATACCGCAGGAGGAGTAACACTTGCAACTGGAGACCGTGTTCTTGTAAAAGATCAAACAATTGCTGCAGAAAATGGTATTTATGTGGTACAGGCTTCAGGTCAAGCACTTCGTGCAACTGACTTTGATACAGCAACAGAAATAGACAGCGGAGACTTTATCTTCGTATCTTCTGGTACTTATGCAAATACAGGTTGGGTACAAACTCTTAAGCCAGCAACAATTGGAACAGACCCACTTTCATTTACACAATTCTCTGGCGCTGGAACATATACTGCTGGAAACGGACTATCTCTTGATGGCACGGTATTTGAAATCGATGAAACAATTACAGCAACTCGTACATACGTTGATACAGAGCTAGATGCACACATTGATCTAACCGACAATGTTCACGGTGTAACAGGAAATGTTGTTGGAACATCAGATTCACAAACCCTTACAAATAAAACACTAGGCTCTGGAACATTGCTTAGTGCAAATATTGATGCAGCAAATACATATACAATTGCTAACTTACAGGAGCCAGCATCTAACCAAGACGCTGCTACAAAATATTACGTAGACACAGAAGTATCTGATGTTGCTGGTGACCTTACAACACATCAAAATGCTACAACTGGTATCCATGGTGTAACAGGAAATATTGTTGGAACATCTGATTCTCAGACTCTAACAAACAAGACAATTGACGGGTCAAGCAATACAATTTCAAATATTGCTAATTCATCACTTGTTAACGATTCTATTACAATTAATGGTTCTGCAACTGCACTTGGTGGTAGCGTAACTCTTGATACTGATGATGTTTCAGAGGGTACAACAAACAAGTACTTTACAGATAATCGTGCAAAAGATGCAGCAGGATATTTGCTTGAAAATGCAACACAGTCAAATATCTCTATTACATATGACGAGGGTACTCGTCAATTAACAGTAACCGCTGAAGATGGATTCGCTGGTCATACAACATCCGATCTTCCAGAAGGTTCAAACTTATACTTTACAGATGCACGTGCAGTAGATGCTCTTGAAGCAGTAGTTCCAAACTTTACTGAAATTGATATTAACAGTCTTGCTACACAGGTTGCAGCAACAACTGGAAATATTGCAACTGCATCAACAGTAACAGCATACTCATTTGCTAAAGCAGACTATCGCTCAGCTAAGTTCTTAGTAAAGTGTGCATATTCAACACATACAGAATTAGCAGAGGTTCTCTTAACACTAGATTCATCAGATAATATTCACATAACAGAATATGCAATTGTAGGAACAAATGGTTCTTCAATGACAATTTCTGCGGATATTGATGGAGCAAATGTAAGACTTCGTGTTACAACTCTTAATGTTAATTCAACAGTAAAAGTTGTTGGAACACTACTAGCATAACACTTTAAGGAGTAGAGATGGCAACAGTTGATAAAGACTTTAAGGTAAAAAATGGCCTTGTCGTAACAAATGGCGGTACCTTTGGAGGAACTGTCACTGTTGCCACTCCTACAGAAAATTCACATGCTGCTACTAAAGCATATGTAGATTCTATAGTTGGTGGAGTAGAAGTTCCAGTATCAGATACTCCACCTGCTAATCCATCTAATGGAAATTTATGGTATGACACAGTAACAGAAAGACTTCATGTTTATTATGCAGGTTCTTGGTATGCAATGGCAACTCTTGAGGATGCAGAGACACTTCAAGATCACATTCACGATACTTCAATTGGTGGAACTGGAACGGTAGTTACAACATTTGTATCTGGAGGATTTTATAATGATCCAGGAACAATGGTAAGTGCTGGAATGTACAATACAACATCTTGGGAAAGTACCTGGGATGGTGGAATTGCAATTGATAATTTTAATTAAATAGTATAATATAAAGGATAGAGGAGGACCCCCTAGTGGCCACAAGAATGCAACAGCGTAGAGGTACCGCAGCTCAGTGGATTTCTACACATGATGGCGACGGTCCAATTCTCAATGCTGGTGAAATCGGTTTTGAAACTGATACAGGCAAATTCAAAATTGGTGATGGTGTAAACCACTGGATTGACCTCGATTACTTTTTAGATGAATCAGAAATTAACTCAATTACAGGAGATTATGTATTATCTTCTACACTTGGTCAGGCAAAC